TTCCATGTGCTCCAGTAGAATCACCTGCGTCAGCTACAAAAATAACTAGGTTCTGTTCATCAGTACTTTCATTATCTGTAACTGTTATTGTCGTTGCTAGTGTAGCAGTACCTGCAGTCAAACTAGACGCAGTTCCAGAAACATTTGTCATTACCCCTGAAGCAGGTGTACCTAATGCAGGAGCTACAAATGTTTTATTAGAACCTGTACTTGTAGAACTGTCTGTCCAAGTTCCAGTCCCTTTTGCATCTAATTGGGTTTGAACTGCAGAAGATAGCCCTTTAACATAAGCAAGTTCTGTTAATGAAGGATATGTTGCTACAGCTGCTGATGTTAATCCTTTAGTTGCATTAGTTATCACTATCTCTGAACCTGTAAGAGCAGGTAATTGAACAGTAGTTGTTCCAGTTGGTATTTGAATAGCATCTGTATCTGTATCATTTTTTATAGTAACATCATAAGTATTTCCTTGACCAGTAAGAATTAATCCTTCTGCAACTGTATAACCTATTGCTGCTGCATCTCCTGATGATGTATCTGTAGTAACTTCAACTGTTCCTCCACTTATAACTCCTGTTGTTGTTATACTTGAAGCACCATTATTTATTGAACCAAAGTTAGATGTAATACTTCCAGAATCTAATGCACCAACTGTAACTAAATTAGAGCAAGTAGTAATACTTCCTTGTGTTGCTTGAGTAGTTGCTGTATCTGGAGCAAGTCCAGTAATTGTAGCAACTGTTGCAGCTTGAAGATTAGCTACAACAGTTGTAGAAGCTACAACTAAAGGTGCTGTACCTGTTGTTATGTCAGATTCTAATTGTTCTGCAGTAATTTTATGTGCTCCAACATCCCAATCAGAAGTCAATGGAACAGACCCATCTGCTAAAAGGTCTCCACTTCCACCACCTGCTGCTACCCATTCAACTGCTGTAGCTCCTGTATTAGTTCTTAAAATTTGAAGTCCAGTACCCAAGCCATCAATAATAGCAACTGTTGCTTCTTCAGAGGCAGTTAATTCACCACCTGCTCCTATTCCTGAACCTGATCCTATGTAACTCATATTCTAATTTTTAAGTTAGGGTTAATTTGTTTGTAAACTCTTTCAATTCTTCTTTCATAAATTCCAAGAGTTTGCTCTTTTTTATTCAACCTTTCTTCTTTTTCATTAAATTCTTTATTCTTTGAATCTAACTTTTCTGTAACTTTTTCTAAATTCTGTTTAGAAGTTTCAACAGAACTTTCTAATGATACAACTTCTTCTTTCAAAGATAACTTTTTATCATAAAGATCCTTTATGGTATTATTGTGTTCTTCTTCTTGAACACCAACTTCTTTTGTCAAAAATTCTTTTCTTTCCTTCTTTTCACCAATTTCTTTATTCAATTCTTTTAAACTTGACTCTTTTGAAGTTACATCGTCTGATTTCTCTTTTATAGAAGTGTCTAATTCAGACTCTCTATCCTTTTTCAATTTTATATCATCTGAAATAATTTCCAATTCTTCTTTTTTCTTTTCAATATCTTCATCAACTCCACTTTCCAATCCTTTCTTTTTGTTTTCAAGAACTGTAATTCCATCAATTAAATCTTTCTTCTTTGTTTTCAAAAGATCTATCTTTCCCGTTTCTACTGAAATTTCTTCTTGAAGATCTTTCAATTCTTTCAACTTATCTTCTTTTGTTTCTGTTATTGGTGGAGTGTACATAATATTATTGTTCACCTACTACTCTATAAAGCACAAATCCTGTAACAAGGGTTGCTGCACTCAATGTTATAGTAACAGCAGTTGCTTCATCTGCTACAATAGGATGGTCTCCTGATGTATTATCAAAAGCAAATCCCTGATTATCATCAAAAGCATATGCCACACTATCAGCTCCAAAATCTAAAGTGATTGTATTAGCACCTCCTGATGGAAGCAAGTTTATGTGGTCAATCTCTATGTGACCAGCACTTGGAGCTGCAATCAAATCTGTAGTTGCAGCAGCACTCAAACTTATCATCGACTGTGCATGTCTATCTGTTCTCATAATTTTTTATATCATTAATTTATAATTTTGTTAAGTCCCTAACTTGAGAGAGAAAATCTCTCCCAAATAGAGACTCAACTCTATGCACTTGGATCGCTAGTTGAAACAGCAATCCATGCTTTTGCACCATTGATTGCAACTCTAACAAAGTCAGTAGTTGCAGCAGCAGTACCATGTGTACTGATTGGTGAATTAGCATCTGCTGTAGCAGTTCCCTCAAAGTTGATGAAACCAACATCAAGGTCATCCTGTTTCACATTGATACAGAATGAAGCACCTGTCAAACTATCTTGTGTGACACGAAGTACTGCTGAATCAGCATTACCTGTACCATCACTCAAGATTTCAACTGCTGCTTTGTCTGCTCCTGCATTACCATTGTTGGTAACAGTAAGAGTAGAACCAGTTCCATTCACAGATGTAATAGTTGAAGCATCTGAGTCTGTTAAGACCAAATCTCCAGCTGTCAATGTTGCATCTCCAGAGGTAAGTGTTACATCACCTGCAGTTAGTGTCAATGCATCTGTTCCTGAAGCAGTACCTGCAATAACTGTAGCTCCATCACCTGCAACAGAGAACAGAGAAGAATCATCATCATTACAATTGATAAATCTACCAGCACCAGTAAGTGTTCCTCCACCATTATCAAGGTAAAGCATATCACCAGTAGTAATAGCATCCATTGTAACTTTGATACCAAATCCTGTTGTAGTAAGTCCTGCCATAACGACATCAATACCAGTTGCAGCACCAGTTGTGATATCAGGCATAGTAACACTAATACCTGTACCAGTTGATGTAGTATCACCAGCATTGATTATTTCAAGAACTTCACCATCATGTGTAGTTGTATTTGCATTCAACCTCATCAATGCACCTGTTGTGATTGATGTTGATGAAACATCTACAGTAGCATTTGCAGTAGTTACAGTATTGTTTATAACTGTAACTGTAGCAGCATTATCTGCATCAGTAACAGACAAAGATCCATCACTAATAACAGCATCTCCTGCAGTTACTGTTAGCATGTTACTACCACCAGCACCTGCAATTACAGTAGCACCATCTTCACCAACTGTGTAAACATTAGCACTACCTGTTACATCTCTACCTGTAAGATAAAATCCACCATTCAAAGTTCCTTCTGTCAATTGTAGTTGAAGAAGTGAACCTGTTGTTAAAGATGTTGAACGAATAACTGCAACACCAGAACTATCAGCATCAGCTCCAAAAGTAGATGCAGTATTATCTGTAACTACTAAACTTGAAACTGTATTAGAACCTACACTACATGTAGTCTGTCCTGAAACAGTAAGAGCATTTGCCATTGTAACTGCTTCACTTCCATTTGTAGTTACAATTGCAAGAATACCTGCTGCTCCAGAAGCATCAAATGACAATGCCGAAGCATTATTGTCTGCAAGATCCCAGTCAATAGCAGTTCCTGTTGAAGTGATATCTCCACCTGGAGTTACACCAACAAATACTGCAGCACCAGTCTTGGAAACACTCCAAGTATCTGATGTACCTTTAATATCAGATCCTGAACCAGAGTTTGTAATTTGAATACAATCTCCAGAACCTGCACCTGTATTAGTAACTACCAATACATCTGCAGCACCAGCTGAAGCTCCAGCAAGAGTCCATGCTCCACTCAAACCAAAGGTTGCATCTCTTGAATAGATGGTTTCCCATGTTGGTGTAGCACCTCCACCTCCTGCTGCTCCAATAGTTGTGGTAGAAGAACCATCATCATAAACAAGTTCATTAGAACTATTTACATACAATATCCTTTCACCAGAAGTGGTTGTTGGAGTAACATCAGGAGTGGTGAATCTAATAGCACCATTCCCTTCTCTTAGGTTTATACCTCTAAAGTCGGTATAAGACCTTCCATTTTGATAACTCATAATAATTTTTTCAATAATATCATCACCCTACCAAGTGTGTTTCATCCTGATGGACGATAATATCCCAAAATTAGGTTTAAATTATTTTTCGACCAATAATTTCATAATGCTAGGAAGCATTTGTGTTCTTGGAACCAAGAATGTACCTACCATCATTATGTCCAATGTCAAACATCATTGATGTTTTGTATTGAATCTCTCCAGTTTTGAAAACAACATTTGGTCCTTCAAGTTGAATTCCCTGTGACTCCTTATACTGAAGTCCATAATCATCATTCTTCATTGAAGAATCAGTTCCCCACCAATAACTTGTATTGGTAGTAATCCAAGGAGTTTCAACAATGCTATAATCAGGAATTCCTGCTGAATCATTGTCTGCAGATCCAGGAAGAGAACCTTTCCCTCTTGCTTTTACTGCACCTTGAATTTCCTTTAGTCGGAATGCAACAGAATGACCTTTTCGTGTTATGAAAGTGTCAACATCACCATCCATTAGATTTCCCTTTGGATCTCTAATCAATGCCATTGTCCTATGTGCTGCTTTAAGAGCATCATAGTCTGCATCCATGTTCACAGTAGTACCATCTGTAATTCTATTATTCCAGTTAGTACCACCATCCTCACGAGTATGAGAAGGAGAAATCAATGCAACTGAATCTCCACCTGAGATTGTAGCTGAATAATTTCCACTGTCATCTGTAACAGTGTAACTCGTAGAGTATGAGTTGTCTAGTCTGTCTCCACATAGAGACTCTCTTTTCCTTTCACAAGCAGAAATTAATGCTCGTACAACTCCTTCTAACTTCCTCTTTTTGATACCAAATTTCCACATTTGTTTGGTTACTGGCATCATTTTACCAAACTCAACCTGAGTATATGTTTTATCATATCCCTGGATTGGTGTCTCAGCTGTGATAACTGCATTCTCTGTGATTCTGGCTGCTTCCCCAAGTCCTGATAGAGATGAATCTTTTTCGTAGTAATCTGTAACTCCAGTTACTTTGTTAAAGTACTTATCATAATAAGTTTTCTTCTCTATTTTGGACTGCTTGAGAAAGATATCCTGAATCGCAACATTAGTTAAATCAACAGCATCACCTAGTGCTAATGGTGCACTCATAATGTTTTATTGTTAATTGTTAAGCTGCATCAGGATCTACACCATTACCTACGAGAACATTTCCTAAGATACGATTGTCAGTAGTTGCACCAGCTATGCTCTTTTGAACAAAGACTGCTGCTTGACCACTAACATCTGTACCTGAGTTATTCACAGTATTTTCATCTGTAGCTGCCATACGATCTCCATTGTCAGAAGTGTCAGATGCATTAGCACTCTGTACTTCAACAATTTCTGTACCATCTAGTTCAATAGCTGAAACTTCTGTTGCTGCTGTTGATGCTCCTGCTTTCGCAACAGCTTTTCTAGTGAAATGGTCAGAACTTGAAGTAACAAGAGTCCACGCTGTGGCACCTGCTGTTAACTCAAGAAGATCGTCCAGAACTACAGTGATTGAGGAAATAGGAAGGTTTTGAAACCCTTTATCCCTATCATCTCGCACAATTTTAAATCCTGCACTCATTTTATTAAGATGTTAATCGAGTAATGTCTTCTTCAGACCATCCTCCATCTCTGAGAATTTGTGTCTGTTCAGAATTAAACTCTTTTTTGTCAGATTTGTCGGAAGATCCTTCAGATCCTCCTCCAGATGAACCAGCTCCTAAACTCGCAGTCTTCGTTCTTTCCTTTTTGGCTGTTTGTTTTGAAGTATCAGACTTCTTTTTAAATTTATCAGGATATCTTTTTACAACTTCTGCATGTGCTTTTTCAAACAATTTAGGAATAAGTTTAGTATCAGTTGGAGTTGCAAAATAACTCAACTCTTCTTTGATAGCATTATAAAGAGTATCATTTGAATCATTTTCAGGATTATACTCTTTATACTTGTCAAAGAAAGCTGTTTCTGCAACTTTATGAACATTCTTTCTATTTATCTTTTCCAATTCAGATCTTGGAACTAAATCCTTACTTTTGGTGTAACGATCTAAAATTCCAATAGTTTGTTCATCGATATCAGATAAATCATCTTCTAATTCTTCTGAAGGTATTTTTTTGTCAATTTTATCAACGAGTTCCCTTTTCTCCCTACGATCTCTCCGTTTGTCAACTATACGACTTTTAGTTGAAACAATTTTTTCATCGAGTTCGCCAAGATCTTCATCAAGATCTTTTTCAGCATCTTCAAGACCTTTAAGCTCTCTTTGCTTTTCAGTCTCGTCCTTGTCTTCTTCAGACTCATCTTTATCTTCATCTTTATTGTCTGATTCAGACTCTTCGTCCTCGTCTGGTTTTTTTTCTTTGGAAGTTTCTTCGGAGTTATCCTTCTCCTCTTCTTCAGTGGACTCATCCTCTGAAGATTCTTTTTCTTCCTCCTTTGATGTTTCTGCACTTTCTGCATCTTCATCAAAGTCGTCACCTAATTTGATTTTTTCACTCATAATATTACTTTAGTTTACTAGCTGTCTTAAAGAGGACAGTTATGATAGATTATCAAAAGGTCTAATTGAAACTCCAATTTAGAAGTGTCAATTAGACCTCTCAATATATTTAGTTAATAAAGAACTTATTCTGCTGCTAAAAGAGTATCATAAATCAATACCATCTTTTCTTTTTTCTGAAATAGATCTGAAGAGTGTTCTTCAAATACTTTCATTAAAATCTTATACTTGTCATCTGACAATTCAACATCGACCATATCCTTTCCTTCTTTTTCAAATAACTTTTCAATTGCAGGATTTATTTCATTGTTTATCTCAGCAAGTGCATTTTCATTTGCCATTGTAACAAAAGAAGCAACCTTTATCTGATAATCTTCTGGAATTTTACCTTCTTTCTTATCTGCTTTTTCTAACATCTCACTTTTGAATGAAGCAATTTTATTATTTGCAGATTCAACAATACTATCTCTTTGAATTACTATAGCATCGTATTTTTCCACAAAAGAACTAATTGAATTAACTAAATTATCTTTAGTTTTTTGAACAAGAACAATTTCTTTGAAATCAAGAGAACGAGTAAATAGAACTACCATCTTTTTACCATCACTTCCGATCTTTGGAGATCCATCTGAATCTAAAACATCTTTACCTCCATTTAATATTCCTCCAAGAAACATTATCAAATCATGATTGTCTTCTTTTTTTATTTTTATCTTTTTCATAATTATTTGAATGGAGTAGCTTTACCTTCTCTTGCAAAGTATCTGTTTAAGTTAGTTCTAATAAGTTTACACCAATCTCTTACCCCATTTTCACCTAATGCTCTTGGAATTATTCGAGTTCTAACATCTTTCACTCCTTTTTCTTTATCCTCTTGAGATAAAGAACTGTATTCTTTAGGAATAAATACATCAAACTGAAACTCTGTCCTATCATCAAAATCTGTAACTCTTCCTTCAAAATCTTTTCCTAACATCTCATCCATTATATCTCTGTATTTAGGAGGGAAATAAGTTTTTGGATATGTTTCATCCATCTCTGCTTCTTTTCCTTTTTCAGGCTCCATCTTTTCCTCTTCTTTCTTTGGAGCATTTTGTTGTATATCAACTAATTTTGTCAAAGAACCTGCTATTGTATTTAATGCTTTATTAGTACCTTTCTGAGTTTTCAATATTTCTTTCTGTGTTTTTAATATAGCATTTGTCTTTTTCTCTTCCTTAGTCTCCTTTTTTTCTTCAGTAGGATTATCTCCTATTTTTTCATCATTCATAATTTTTTTATCTTCAGTTTATACTCTCTTGAAGGGGAGAGATTATTATTTATTAATTGTCTGATTCATTATACCTCCCAAACTTCCTTTTCCAATAAGAACTTCATTTGTCTCTGGATTCAATGTAAACTCTAAAGCTACATTTATCATTTCTCCTTTTTTTACATCTTTTTCGGTTGTTACACCTATTAATCTATTAAATTTCGTTACTTGTGTTTGCTTTATAAACGGACTTACCAATGCATCATGCTCCTTCGCACTACCTAAAAGGAATAATATCGACCATAATTGCTCACGAGAGACAACTGCTTCCTTTCCACCCATCGAAATCTTAATGTGTCCTGTTCTCTTTACAATTTTATTCCAATTAGTTTCAAAAGTAAAGTGATTACTCCTTCCACTCATATCTGCAATTGCAACTTTATTCCTTTCTTTGAAAGTGCTATCAGTCTCTTTTTCATTGTCATATGGTAAATCATTCATGAGCAATTCTTTCTAACTCTTCTAAAAACAACTGTAATGCAGTTGTTCTCTCTTCCTTTTTGACAGTAGCAACCACAGTTTGGTGCTCTGTTTCCTTCACAGCTGAACATTTACTCCAATTTATAATCATCTCAGTAGCTACTTTTCTCATTATATCCAATGTTGATTCATTGAGTACTTTTGCCAATTCTATCTTTTGTTGTTTGCTTAAAACCATGATTATAAATTACTTAATGCTTTCTTTATACTTTCTCCTCCTCCTGCACCAGAAACTTCATCTTTAGGAACAACAGTTTCAATGTTTGGAACTCCTTCTGGTGCTTGTTCAACTCCTTCTTCAGCTTGTTCTGAATCTACAAACAAATTCCCACCTTCTTTTTCTGGCTGAACTGGCTGTAACCATGCATCAGGCAACCAATCTGCAGGATCCTTGTTGTATGCTTTCACCAATTCTTTTGATGGCTTTTCTGCAATCTCTCTTGGCATTTGGAATAAAGGTACTAACATGTTAGTCATTTCAGTTGTAGTTGTTCTTTCTAACAATTCAGAATTTGCAATTATAGATTGTCCTTCAATCTTTATAACTCCTTCCCATGGAAAATCTTCTTCCTTCAAAGTAAAGAAGTTCTCATCTTCAGTTTGTTCCAATTCACCTTTCTCACCTTTTCTTTCCAAATGAAGAGGAAATTCTCTAAACTCTTCTTTTATTTGGCTCTCATCAAATTCTTCACCTACTTCAATTTCTTCTTCTCTCAATTGCTCCAATTCAACAGGTTCAATAAATCTATCTTCAGCAATCAATTTAATCTTAGGAACACTATAAAGATCTTCAAATATCCCAATGGAGATATAAGCATCATGCTCCAATCCATCTGTAATATTTTCTAATGGAGTTTTCATTCTCTTCAAAGCAGACTCTCTTGCTTGTGAAGTTTCAAAAGCAGTCTTTCCAGTTACAGTTCCTTCAAGCTGTTTTGTAACTCCTGTTGCTTCCTCCATTTTCTCTTCTTCATATTTCATCCAATCAACAACCTCTTTTCCTGGTCCTGGAACAACATTCCATTTTATATTCTGAGGATCTACAACTTGTCTTCCAACTCCTGGTTTTGTTTTCATCATTCCATCACCATCCAACTTCTCTGTTCCTGCATAGAAAAATTCTTTATAGATGGAAAGAACAAGCTGGTCAACAGACATTATCTTTATCTTATTAAATATCTTATGGTCATTCCTCATTGCTTCATAAATTCCAATTCCTTCAAGATCTTTATCATTTCTCAAAGTCCATGTAACTGGCCAAACAGATAACTTTTTATTCTTAGCAGATTGAGGCATTGGCTCATCTAACAAGACAACACCATCATCAGTTTGAATATAAAACATATCTCGTTTTAAGTTTTCATAAAACCAAACTCTTGTTTGTAATTTTGCAACTTTTCCTTTGTGGAGTTCTTCGTCAAATGATTCTAATTCTTTATCAGAACTCAAAACTCTTTTATTAGGAAGAACATTTGTAAAGTTCTTAAGATGTCCGAACTGTTCTTTGAATTTGTCCCAATCATAATCTTTGTAGTAAACAACATCATTTATAGAGAAAGGATTTCCTACAACCGATGCATCATCAAACCAAACCTGCCAAGGACTCAAACTCTCCCTAAAAGCATCATCGAAATAAGTATGTTCAATCTCCTTATATTTGTTCTTTTTAGGATCTTCAGGAACAAAATCAGTAAGCTCTCTAACACTCCTCCTAATCTGCAAAGGATATGTTCTTCCCACACCTAAACCATACTTAGTAGCATTAAAAATCAATGGTTTCAACAGGGTGGATCTTGATTTTGCAATCTCCCAAGATCTTGTATATAAATTCTCCATTAAAGGAGCATTATTCTGATATTTACTTGCTCCTGCATTCATTATAGCAGTTGGATTTCTATCAACTATAATTCCAAAAGCAGTTTGTATTTTTATATATGGATTTGGAGCAACACTATCTTCTTTCCAATCCTCATCTTTCCCTAAAATTACTTGAGCAGACCTCAATCCTAACTCATCATCAGATGCAAGAACTTTCTTTCCTTTTGATGTTTTTAGTGTGTGTGGAGTGTAAGCATCATCTGCTGCTTTCCAAATGGATTCAATTCCCTTCTTACCTTTTCTATATGTTTTTAATTGTCCTCTTCTCTCTTCAAAGAATTCTTTAGAGTCTCTTTCCTGTTGAGTTCCTCTAAATGTTTTAACACTATCAATGTGTTCTTTTAATTCTTTTTTAAGTTTAGTTGAAGTTGACATTATATTATTATTTTACAAATTATATCTTTTTTTTGAACAAACCAATATGATTTCATTTCCTCTGAATTGTACTTCAAATTTACATCTACAGGAATAACTTTATGAAATAAAACTACATCATCTGCTTTGTACTTTTCATCACTACTTTCAATTACTTTTCCTTGAGCAACTTGCTCTTCATCCAGAGTTTCTTTTGGAATTATGAAAATTGATGAAGAGTCTTCTTTAACTTCTATCTCCTCTACCATTATATTATCATTATCAAGTTCTATTTTCATATATTTTTGATTCTATAAATTTACAATGATTCTTATCTAAATATTTTTGGGACGCTGCATACAAATCTTTATCTTTGTTGTTCACAATAACTTTCATTAAAAAGTTCTCATCCAAATCAATTCTAGGAAAATTCATTTTTGGAGTTTTTACAGTTTTAGGAGTTACAGAAACACTACTAATTTCTTTGAACATCCAATCTTTATCACCTCTTACATTCTTTATGTGTTGCAAAGCATCTTTAACTATCGTTTCTTTATTCAACTCATCTGTGATACTTGTACACACAGACACTTGTCCTAAATCTTTCTTTCCTTGGAATAAAATTGAATAAACAGTTGTCATGATTTAAGTATACTATAGGTTATTAAAAAAGTCAAGCCGATTTACAGAGTTTTGGTTGATAACTTTTTTTTCAAATTCTTTCATTTTTATTTCTGTGTACGATGGAGTCTTGTCAGATTTCTTTTCTCTCATTGTTTGAAGAAAATATCTATCAACATCAGCACAATGGTCTTCCCCACTTGAATCAAGATCTTCAACCTTTATACTATCATAAACCAAAGTTGGAATGGTTCTTATACTATCAGCACAGTTCCTAAAATACTTCATTTTTGGTTGATTCCACTTATC